GCGCTGTGCCTACTTCCATTTCGTGTAAATTTTCTCCACTAGACATTTGAACTCTCCGATGTTACCGTTATTTAAAACTATATTTATTTATAATTTGCAAAGTTACACTATATGTGCTATAATGAATTCAAGAACTGGTCAAACAGTTCTATCTTGTGTTCTTCTAACTGTCTCTGTGCAGTTAATTGATTAATCTGTCTACGAGTGTTTTCTGCAAGTCTTTCGCGTAGAACTCCACCGTCCCAAATCCACTCCTTGCCTTCCATAATTCCTTGGACAAAAGCATCGGGTGCAGAAGGATCAGCAACAATGTCTGCTGCTGTTGCAAGCATAAAGTCCTCACCGACTTGCTTGTATCCTTCTTTGGTTGCAGTTAGAGAACCAATACCACGAGAAGAAACGCCAAGGGTGACACCATCTTTGAGAAGAGATTCAGCAATCTTACCCATTGGTGTTGACAGAATCTGTGCCTTTCCTACAAAGTTGTTGCCTTCTCTCTGAAGATCAACAATCTTATGTGAAACTCTATCGAGATTTACAGTAGGACCATCGGGGTGTCCGAGTTCTCCAAGAGCACGTCCTTTCTGAACATACTGTTCGTTGTAACGCTTAACCTCACGCTCCATAATTGCGCCAGGATAAAGTCTACCGTTACGATTGACTTGCTCTGTTTGTAGGAAGATTCCTTTGATAAAAAGGTTCTTCTTACCATTAGATTCTTCTATGAGAACCTCTACCTTTTCGATTTCTTCTCTGATTAGTTTCATTTTTTTATGCGGTAAATCCTACTTTTGCTCCAAGTACGGCATTATCAGAAGACCATATTTGGTCAGCACCTGCCTTTTCAAAAAATTCAACAGTTCCAGCAGGAAGAGTTGCAGTTGCAGTACTGGCATAACCAGTTGTAGTGCTTTTGGCGATACTTACGGTTTGAGCACCAGTATCACCGTTATAAACTCTAATTAATGTTGCATTATCTAATGTAGAAGTCGCTGCTAAACCAACTTCTGTTCCAATTAGTTTTGTTCTTGCCATTATTATAATAAAATACTTTAATGATTATTTATTCTTCTCCAGTTTCTGATACTTCATCACCAGAAAACACAGTATCAGATACTGAAGGTCTCAATCCATCAACTCTCTCCGATGCCTTTGCATAAAGAACATCTTTTATTTTGTCACTGATATTTGCTGGTGTTTCATCACCAATAATCATATCCATTAAGTCATCCATAATTTTTAATGTAATTTTTGTTATTTATACTTAGATTTCTCCACCTTCTGGTGCAGCAACTGGTTTTTCGTCAATCTCTGGTTCTAAAGGAACTTGACCCATCTCTCCATTTGTAGTATCGGCAGGCATTCCAGTTTGAGGATCTACCATCATTGCAGGATCAGGAATCTTACCATCTTCGATTTCTTTTTCGATGATCTTATCTTGTTCGATGATTTCTTGGTCTGTTTGACGAAGAATTTGTCTTCTCACATAATCTTGAGAGAAATACTTACCAACATATGGTTCAGCAGTAGCAACAAGATTCAATCTCTCATTCAATAACTCAGATTCTTTGAGTTCTGAGAAGTGATTATCATAGAGGAAATCATACTGAATATGTTCAGACATCTTTTCCCAGTCTTCTGGGGTCACAATGTTCTTCAGAATCAATTGAGTTTTGAGCATGTCATTAAACATATTCGAGAATCTCTTTCTCAAACGACCGACAAACTTAGTAAACTTAAGTTCGTCTCTTAAGATTTCAGAAGATCTGCCCAAGTTAAACCCACCTTCTCCATCCATTCTTGAGGGTGGAACATTGAGTGCTCTGTATAATTTTTTCTTAAAGTATTCAATATCAGTGATTTCTCCAAGGTTTTGGCCTCCTGGCAGAGTTGAGATTTCTGTTCCCCTTCCGCCTTCTCTGCGAGGCAACCAAAAATCTTCAAGCATTGACATGTATTTTTTGTCATCCCTAATCTCTCCTGTACTACCATCATAAACTAACTTGTTACGATAACGAGACATAACGTCACGCAGATATTGTTCTGCCTTGACTTTTGGAAGATTACCAACGTCAATGTAGAAAATTCTACGCTCTGGTGCTCTTGATAATCGATAGATTACCAAAGAGTCTTCAATCATTCTCAGTTGATTAACTGATTTAATTGACTTATGAAGGTATGAAAGTACAGTATTCTTATTTCTATCTACAAGACCTGAAGTACAATAAGTGATTGCATCTTTCGCAATCTTAATTCCTCCAGTATTTGTACTACCATAACCATTCCTCAATTTTGGATTGTATTGGAAATACTCTTCAATCTCAGGAAAATCCATATCCATTGGATTTTGTGACCTGTTATTGGCAACTATTTTATTTGGATCTGTCTTCTTTTGCTGTCTAACATAACGCATCTTAAGTGCGTCAATGTATCTAAGTTCTTGAATCCCATCTTGAGGACTCTTTAAATCAATTACTTTATGATAATAAAGTCTTCCGTCAATATACCAATTCCTATAGATTTCATGCGACTTTTTATCAAAGTCTAAAATTTCTAAGATATTTTTAAACTCTTCTCTAATCTTATTCTTAAGTCCATCGCTAGCGTTGAGATTAGATAATTCAACCTGAACAGGACTATCATAAGTATCTGAAACAATTGCTTCATTCACAATATCTTCAATAGCACTATCCACCTCTGGATGAAGTGCCATTTCACGATATCTACGAATTAAATCTTGTTCGTTCTTATAAACACCTTCAATGTCTACTTGAGTACCACCAAAAAAACCACTCGTCAGATAATAGTCAACCCCATCCTCGTTATTTTCGGGGATGGGGGAAACTGTAGTTTTGGATTTATCCTCGTTATCCTCAATAGAGAATCCAAATAATCTGGACATTATTTAAACCGACTTTTACTGTAGTATTATTTATCAAGTAAAATCAACCAGTCTGAGTAAGGTTATCCGCTTCTGTTGGATACCAGAACTGAACTGAGAAATCAACAGTAAATTCTTCAATAGTGTCAGTGCTATCATAAGAAAGTTCAATCGCAGAAATGTTAACTGGGAAAATATCAACAAATCTATATTGTGCAAGAATTTTGGAATCTCCTGTTGATCCAGTTCCAGATTCTGTAGTAACATCACCTCTGCCAAGTTGGAAAACTTTAGCATTTCTCATGTACTCATTTGGATCAGTAAGACCACTGTGATCAGAATACTGACTAATAGCTTGCATCCAACCTTCCATAACTCTTCTGAGTTGGAAGTTTTCATCATTGATGATTGTCACTGACCAGTTATCAAAAGTTCTGTCTCCAGAAACTTTAAACTGTCTTCCTCTAAAAGGAACTTCAATTGCTGCAGTGTTAGATGCTGGAAGTTGAGCAGTTTTGCATAAGAATTTGAAATCAAGTTCAGCATCTGAATCATAAGATCCGAGTCCTTGTGGATCACCTGGAAGTGGTCCTGGAAGTTCGACTTCAAACAGATTGGGGCGGGCACCGCCCCCATTAAGTGCTTTCTTGAATTGTGATAAACCTCTAAATGGAATTGCCATTTTATTTTCCTCCTGTTATTTTTGTTAGGTTAAATCAAACAGTTCCTGCAACTTCTTCAAACGCAACACCAGTTCTGGTTGCTACGTATGTAAGAGTAATGTAGTTGATAGACTTAGCAGGCTTCAGGAAGATGTCTGCTCTAAACTCATTGTTATCAATGATATCTGGAGTATTATTTGTTTCATCACACTTAATCAGATATCCATAAAGACCTCTCTTAGCCTTAACATCTCTCAGATAAGGTTCAACAATGTTTACGAAGTTTGCTCTTGTAATTTCATCATTCAATTCGAAAAGGAATGTTTCTGATGCTTTTGCAAGTGATTGTTCGATTGTAAGGAACAATCTTCTAACATTGATTCTATCAAACGCTGATGCGTATCCAAGTCCAGTCTTATCACCGAATAGGATAACTCCAAATCCAGGCTTGTTGACTACAGGATTAATTCTCTTAGGATAAATTCTGTCTCTTTGTGACTTGTTTGGATTATAAGCAAGTTTGATTGCGTTGTTAATTGTTCCTCTTTGCTGTCCTGCTGGTGAGAACCATGGATATGCAAAGATAGAAGTTCTTACGCAAAGTCCTGCGACATCACCATTACATGGAACATAGCGGAACTTATTATTAAATCTATCGAAAGTATACTTATATCCAGAGTCAAAGATCGCATAAGATGAAGATGTGAGTGGATTAAAGAACTCGATAACATTATCAGTAATTTGATCTCCAGTCAGATATCTTCTTGTATTTGGAGTATTTGGATCTGGTTCAGAAACAACATCATATCTGTGTGGAGAAATTACTGCGATACAATCCTTTCTAGCATTTGCAAGAGAAATTAAGTAATTTGCTTTTGCTTGTGATTCATATTTTTGATCCAATCCAGGACCTTGGAGTATGTAATCAACTTCAATTTCATCTGGATCAGCAAAGAGACCGTAAGAAGTAATGAGATCACCAAGTTCTGCCTTCATGCTACCAGTCTTTCCATTTTCGCCTGTCAGATAATCATTTCCTCCAGACAAGTTATAGGTAGCATTTCCAAGAACACTAAATCTAGCGTCTTGCATTACAGCATTCCAAAGACCATCGGCAACTGTATCATTTACATTCCAACTGAAGTATCCAGTGTCTGCATCAGTTTCGAAGAATGTCTGATAGATTGTCTCATTATTTGATCCATCAGAAGGATTATCGCCAACATAAACATACTTGGAATATTGAGCAAGATGCTCTTTCCACCAAATTCTAAGACCAGGATCTACAGAAGATACAGCATCAGTTGCTTTAGATAAGAACAAGAACTTCTCAAGAATATTACCTTGAATTCCTGTTACATCTCCTGTATCATCTATGATTACAACGTGAATTGCATCAGATCTTCCGTTTCTATCAGCAGCAAATTGAGTATCTGTTGGTTTTGGAGCAATTGCCTTCCAGAAAAGTGTGCTATTTTCAAGTGCTAAAGTTTGATTATCATACCAATCAGAAACAGCATCTACTGCCAGAGTTGTTGCAGAACCAACTAAAGATCCAGTTGAATCGATAACTGAAATTACATCTCCATCTCTAAATGAAGCAGTTCTTACCTTTTCATTGTAATCGACTCTTGTGAACTGAGTTGATGCTCCAGCGCCAGCAGAAGTGTCTACTCTAGAAATAATCTTAACATCGATAGAATCTTCACTTTGTCCAGTAATAATTCCCTGTAAGAAACCTGTAAATGTGGAAGTAGTTCCTGCACCAGGAATGACTTCTCCAGAAAGGCTAACACTTACACCCAATCCTACGGCAGTTCCACCAGCACCTACAGTCTGTAAGAATGAAGCGCCAACCTTTAAAGTTTGGTCTGCTTTATCGTCAATGAAACATACTTTCAGATTGTTTGCCCAAGAACCAGGAGTCTTTGCTGCAAAAATGTATGATGCGAAATCATCAGCATAATTTTGATTGTAGTCGTCAAAGTTCTTAATCTGTAAACTTGCGTTACCTACAGTTGAAACGCCTGATTTGGAGTCCGCATAAACGCCATTAACATTAAATGCGAGGTCGTCTGTTGCTCCATTTCCTCCTAAAAACTCACCACCAACAGTGATAACTTCATCATCAATAAATCCAGAACCGCCATTAGTAACTAAAACTGTTACTGTGCTGCCTAAACCAGAACCATTATCTGCTACGGTAATAGTGAAGTTAGCACCAGATCCAACACCATCAGTAGTATAGTTAGCATCAGTAATGCTGTATGCTGCTGGAGTTCTAGTAGTTGAAGCAATACCTACAGAATCTACTGAGACAATCTCACCAGATCTGATTCTTTTTGCGTTTGCGTTTACAAGATCATCTCCACCAGTTCTTACGACCTTCATTACGCCACCGTAAGAAAGGAAGGAGGAAGCGGTCATCCAGTATTCCCACTGACCATCTAACTCATCTGGCTCACCAAAAAAATCAATTAATTCTTGCTCGGTTGTGACATTAACAGGATCATCGACTGGTCCAATTTTAAATGGTCCAGCGATTGCGCCGATATTATCGAGTACGTTATCGGCTCTTCCTACTGTTAAATCAACTTCCCTGGTTAGTACCCCAGGGGATAATTGAGGAGTTGGCATTTCTTTCTCCTTTTTGATTTCAGTTATACTAAAAATATTTAGTAAAACCACCTATTTCATAAGAAGAAACTATGCGTGAACTACCAATCTGGATATTCCCAGTTAGATTTTAAAGATTTTTTCTTGGGATTTCTTTTCCTAGTTTCCATAATTCGATTTATGGTGCAACTTTTACATTCATAGGAATATGATGATGCATTATAATTTTTCTTTTTAGTTCTATAGAATCCATCAATAAGATCTTTAGTTTCCCCACAAACTCTACAAGTTCTTTCAGTCAAATAAAGATGCTCTAAGTCAAAGTGATCGTTTACATCCATTACATATACTCCCACATATGAGACATATCACCATATTCATCGGTAAACCACCTATCTCCATTATTATCAACTATACTACTATCACCTAGTCCATCATCCATA